ATGTGTGGACGCTTTTCACAGTCGATGACGCGAGAAGATTATCTTGCCCTTCTCGCTGATGAATCAGAACGCGATATTCCATACGATCCAGAACCCATCGGAAGATTCAACGTAGCGCCAGGAACAAAAGTTCTGCTTCTGAGCGAACGTGATGAGCAGTTGCATCTTGATCCAGTTATCTGGGGATACGCCCCCGGTTGGTGGGATAAACCGCCGCTCATTAACGCACGGTCTGAAACTGCTGCCACCAGCAGAATGTTTAAACCACTCTGGCAGCATGGTCGCGCAATTTGCTTTGCTGATGGATGGTTTGAGTGGAAAAAGGAAGGCGACAAGAAACAACCTTACTTTATTCACCGGGCAGACGGTCAGCCGATTTTTATGGCGGCGATCGGCAGCACACCATTCGAACGTGGAGATGAAGCAGAAGGTTTCCTGATAGTGACAGCTGCGGCCGACAAAGGGCTGGTAGATATTCACGACAGGCGGCCTCTGGTACTTTCACCAGAAGCCGCTCGCGAATGGATGAGGCAGGACATTGGAGGGAAAGAAGCTGCGGAAATTGCGGCCGACGGCTCCGTGTCGGCTGATAAATTTATATGGCATGCCGTAACACGTGCCGTCGGGAATGTGAAAAATCAGGGAGCAGATTTAATTAAGCCGGTTACTTAACCTGAAGCAGATCCTCATAGCGAGTCGTGTATCGTGGTGACAGCATCTCTCTCTTCATCGCCCATTGTTGCTGGATCCCCTGTCCGGCGAAATAAAGCGCCCCCTTTCCTTCTTTTGCATTCAGATGATCCAGAACTTCCATCAATTTCTCACTACCCCGGCGCGGCGCATTATCATCAAACAGATTCAACTGGGCTATGCCCTGACTGAAGAAGTCTCCCAGCATGACTCCTGCTTTCTGATATCGGTGCCCGTCTTTCCATATTGCATCCAGGCTTCGCGTCGCTGCTGCAATAATGTCCCGACTGTCCTGTGTCGGGGTGAGCAGCTTCACTGACGCACTGTTACCGTAGTACGGTTCGTTCAGCGCAAAGGGTGACGTTTTGACAAAGGTCGATATGAACCGGCAAAACTGATGCTCGCCACGCAACTTTTCCGCAGCGCGCGACGCATAACTGCAGATGGCCTGCCGCATAGCGCCATAATTGGTAATGCGTTCCCCAAACGACCGGGAACAAACAATCTCCTGCTTTACTGGTGCAAACTCCTCCAGTTCAAGGCAGGGCTCTCCACGAAGCTCGCGCACTGTTCTCTCCAGGACAACATTGAAGTGCTTCCGGATAAAACGTATATCAGTATCAGCCAGCTCAAGAACCGTTTTAATCCCCATAGCCTCCAGCTTCTTGCCGATACGCCGCCCGATACCCCAGACCTCATCAACCGGAAGTGCGGACATAAGTTTGCGCTGGCGTTCGAGGTTAGATAAATCCACCACTCCCCCCGTCTGTTTCTGCCATTTTTTTGCGGCATGATTTGCCAGCTTGGCCAGTGTTTTTGTCTGAGCAATGCCAACGCCAACAGCCAGGCCCGTATTTTGATAAACCGCATCTTTTAACTCACGCCCAAAATCCTCCAGAACGCGACAATTCCTCACGCCGGAAACATCACAGAAAGCCTCGTCTATCGAATAAATTTCGCATCGTGGTGATAATGCCTCCAGCGTGGCCATTACCCTGCTGGACATATCCTCATACAGTTCATAATTGCTGCTGAAGCAAACAACACCACATCGGCGGAATAAGTCCTTTTGCCTGAAATACGGGTCTCCCATTTTCACACCAATCATTTTGGCTTCAGCGTTACGGGCAATAACACAGCCATCGTTGTTTGAGAGAACCACAACCGGCCTTCCCTTCAGGTCCGGCCGGAATGCAGTCTCACAACTGGCATAAAACGAGTTCACATCAACCAGAGCAAACATGTTCAGCTTGCCGCTTTCACGATAAACGTCACAACGCCAAAGATATCCAGAGTATCTTCGCTGCTTATCCTGATGGGTGCATAAGCACTGTTTTCAGGAACAAGCATAACAACCGGGTTTAACTGCAGACGTTTGACAGTAAACTCACCATCAATGGCAGCAATAACAATGTCTCCATGTACAGGCTTTTTTGATCGATCGACGACCAGCAAATCGCCATTACCGATACCCGCACCGATCATGGAATCTCCAGATGATTTTACGAAATAGGTCGCACTTGGGTGTTGCACTAACAGCTCGTTGAGATCAATACGTTTCTCAACATAATCCTGTGCTGGAGAAGGAAATCCGCATGGAACCAAATCGCCAAATAAGGGAAGCGCAACTATCTGACGTAGCTCGACTGGTGAATAAAACTTCATAATAAACTCACTCGCATTGATACTGTTCATACATACAGTATATACTGTCATTATATACAGTAAAGAGGAGCTAAAGCATGTTCGTGGAACTCGTTTATGACAAAAGGAATTTTGATGGTCTGCCTAGTGCAAAAGACATCATTCTGGGCGAATTGACTAAGAGGGTTCACCGGATTTTCCCGGATGCTGATGTCCGGGTAAAACCGATGATGACACTGCCGGCGATCAACACTGACGCCAGCAAGCATGAGAAAGAACAAATAAGCCGTACTGTTCAGGAAATGTTTGAAGAGGCTGATATGTGGCTGATTTCAGATTAAACGCCTTGAACCGTCATATTGCTTAAGTACAATCCGCGGTGACTGGCAATCATTCAATACTCGCACTATCGAACGCTCGCCAGTCGGCCGTAATCATGCTCTTGCATACGGCATGGTTGCGGCAACTGTCATTTTTACGACTGCGTACTCTGCTGATTATCTTCACGCTCTCGTTCAGCTTTTTCCATGGCTTCCCGTATTGCCATTTGCTTCTGATTCCAGAGACTATCCTCCGGCATCTGAATTCGCAGATCGACCCACCGGCCATCAGGAATATCGGCGGGTTCACCATCTTTAACTGATTCGGTAAATGCACCATCGCCATTTTTCAGACCGATCAGATTACGGGCAAATTCTGGTGCATCAGGATGCGTGCGGTGATAGGTTTTTAGCAGGATGTCACCATTATTTTCCACGCTAAAATCAACCCATATTAACGGCTGGTTGTTTATGTCCACAGGGACCGTTACCCCACCATTAATCCCTCCCCATAACGGATCGGCGTTAAACCCCATCACACCATGAACTCTGTACACACCAGTACTGATACGTTCCGCCGTTACCCCCTCAGCCTCTTCGTTGAATTCTACCGAGCCGTCACCTTTTAATCTGATAACTGGCGAGGCCGCTTTCAGATAACCGTTAGAGTCCGTCACCATACCGGCAGGAATAACCCATTTCGCCAGAGCATCGCTGTATGCCCCCCAGACATTATTATCAATCATGGCCAGCTTGATGGACCTGTCCGGGCTGTACAGCCAGTTTTGACTGGCATTTTGTACCAGGCTGTCAACACGAAGATTTACACGGGCTCCAGCCAAATCCGTACTACCAGTACCCCCCTGCCCCATACTGAGAGGCGTAGCCAAACCGGAAAGGCTGCTGATATCTGAGTTATCCCCTTTTTTAGCGTAGCTATCGAGTGCTGTTTTGTCTGCTTTACCATCAAGCGCTGTTTTATCTGCTTTATCAGCAACGCTGTTGATTAACTTTTTTGCCGATGGCCCGGTAGTCTGACTGGTGTCAGGCAGCGTAATCGTCACATCACCATCAGCAGTATAAAATTGCTGCCAGTTCTGCTTGTCGTAATTCAGGCCACGAAGTGCCTCAGCACTCTGTGTCACCAGCGCAGCGGTCACCATATTCAGCGCCACACGGGGAACAGCTGACCATGCAGCACCCGACTGAGTAGGTCCGGTAAAATTACTGACCAGCGTCAGGCCTGTATTGCTCTCGATTGTTTTGACCGGGAGCGTATACGGAATGCCGCCTACAATGACAACAACAAAATCGCCGGCAGCCACCTCGGTGGTAAACGCGGTTCCGTTGCCAGCGACCGCAGCAGAGTTATTCGTCAGGGTTAAGGTTCCTGCTGACATAGTTTTTTCCTTAGTACATATTCGGAAGAATGAGAATGGGCATGGTGATATTTCTGTTTCGGGTCATATCCCAGCCTTTGCTGGCGTAGTTACCAAAAACCCGGTTATAGGCAGACCTGACACTTCCCCCGGCCATAACGACTCCCTTCATCCTGAGGTTGCCGTAACCGCCGTTCATCCGGACCTGTGCGCCGGTATAAACTATCTGGCAATACCCGCCGCCAATATTCTGAAATGCATCAGTAATCTGAATTTGCCGGTCATACACGAAAGGCCGCTTCAGCGTGGAGAACGTCACCTGGCCCGCGGCGTTGGTCATGGTGATGCCGTCGCCGCCGACAGGCGCTGTCTGATTGAATATCACCAGGTCTATAGTCGCCGCTCCGGCCACGTCATCCCGCCCGGTGTAGGAGATATCGCGAACGATAATATTGCCGCCATCAAACCCAACCGACACATTCGGGTTATCCCATTTCCCAAAAGGAATGCCGCTCACCGGAAGCGCAGCACTGCCGTTAACCGTGATGCGCCCGGACCAGGCGCAGGTCATCAGCGCGGCCTGATTGGATATGGCGGTGAAGTCGGTAGAGTTCGCAACCAGTAACCCTTCGTTATAAGTCGCTGCAGGCAGCAGTTCCATAACGTAGCCGGACCAGTCCGGAGTAAGGGATTTACCCCCGATTGTCTCTGCGCCAATGATGACCCCGGAGTCCCCGTTCCGGGTGACCCCCGTCATAATGGCGACATCAAATTCAGCAAATGAGTAGGTGTAGACAGGATTGGTGGGTATCACAATAACCTGAGAGCCTGGAACCAGTGGCGTGTATACCGGGTACTGCATTGGCTGGGATGACCAGCCCGAGAACGATGTGCAAAAACTGGGGGCTCGCAGCCCCGCAGTAATTGCCATCACCGGGCGGCCATCGTTATAGTCGATTAAAATCCCTTCCGGCATTATCACCACCTCCCTACTACAACCCGCCCACCACCTGGAAGATTAACAGTCAGCCCATTCCCGTTAATGACTACTGTGTTATTCGTACCGTTAAATGCAAACTGGCCGCTGTCTGCGTAAAACCGCCCATGAAATTCACAGTCTCCGTTTTTGTCGACATTCCAGCCAGCACCATAAGGACCAGGAACGAAAGATGTGGACCGGATATAGTTGCCAATTTTGGCATTGGTGATACTGCCATCCTGAATTAGTGCATCGCGGATAAATACTTGCCCGTTATAGACAAAAAATGCAGCAGTGTAATTTCCCGGATCACTTCCGGAATAAATACCAAACTGATCGGCAGCAAAAACCACTGTAGATTTATAGCTGTTCCCCGATGGCTCAATCGACATACCGAACCCGGTGCTGTATTTCACTCCATTCCTGACAATGCCGAGATTAGTGACATAAGAAGCTTTTGCCGTTCCATCAATATTTACTTCGGCGGTCAGTTTCTGGTTAACCGCAGCAGTCAAAGTGCCTTCTGGTCCGATTGATGCCTGGACATAAGTGGACAGGTCAGCGAGCCCCTGTTCGGCTGTGGCGACGGTTGTTTTAACCACCAGGATTTCAGCGCGAACTTCGCCGTACTGCACCCACTGGTGCTCTACCGTGCCGTGGTTCGCGAGCGCATTTTCCATAACGCCTTCAAGGTTTGTGTCCACTCCATTTTTAATATTCTGGAACGCCTCTGATTTCTGGACAGAATCGTCAATGAGATCAATGAGACTACCGGTGTCCATAGAGCACAGCGCCGGCACTTCGATAAAGCCTGATGCACCAAAGGCGTTAATTGTCCTGATGTACCAGTAATAGGTATGCCCCACCTGTAGCTGACTGCTGGTCCAGGTGGTTCCCATTCCCTCGCGACTGGCGTTACCTTCAACTATTTCAGTTGACGTCCCAGGCAATTGAGTTTCGCCCGATGTCCAGAAATCGAACTGCGTGGAAACATTAGTGATCGCCGCCAGACGCGGGATCAGCGTGATGGCAAAGAAGCCCTGCTCAATATCAACATGAGAAGGTGGTGGCGGGGCTTCTATACTGAATTCCAGATAGGCCTCCGGGGATTCAGCCCCCATCTGGTTTACAGCAATAACGTGTGCTGTGTAGGTATTTTTCGGTAATCCGGTAAGACGCGTGAACGTTCCCGGAACCTGGACGGACATGACCATCTGACCATTACGGCGAATGATCACTTTGTTGTAGACCACCTGCCCGATGTTCTGCCAGGACAGAATGCCCTGTACGACCTGCCCGATTTCCTCCACGGTGTATTTCAGGTTCTGCGGCTGCGCCACGCCGCCGGATGGCAACTGAGTAAACGGCGGTCGCTCAATCGGTTTACCGATGGCATCGCCCCATACATCCGCTGTTTCCTGTTTCAGTGTCAGTTGCACGCCGTTCTGCACACCGAATTTCCTGTCCGTCACCCGCATCTCAACGTTCACGATGCCAATAGACGGGAAATTGACCTTCACATACATTCCGGGACGATATCGGTAACCGCTGAGATTCAGCGTAACGTTCATCGTTCTGGCAATACGGGTACGCTTTAACCTCACATCAGCGAGGCGCTGCGCCTGAAACTCACTCGTCACAAATCGCAGTTTCATATCCTGCGATATTTCCACCCCGTCTTCTGCCACCCATTCACTGACAGACACAGAGGGGAAATCCGCTTCGGTATAGCCCTGCTGCGGATCGACGAATGTCCCCTTGATAGTGTTAACGCGTTCCGCCTGAGAGACCTCCGGCATGATTTCGATATCACCGGCCAGCTGGCTTTCAGTGATCACTTCGGTAGCGGGTCCGTAATAAGCCCCGACCAGAAGACCATGTTTGCCCGCGGTATACGTTACATCCCCGGCGCATGCCGCCAGCATTCCTTCCAGAATACTGACTTTATTTTCACTGAGATCGAACTCTCCGTTAATCGTGTAACGCTTCTCAACGGTATTACTGCCAGTAATCACATCCTCATCACAGATGTTCGCTGCTTCCTGAAACTGTTCCCAGAGAATATCGGCGTCAGGCACTTTCAGGTAATTGCGGTAATAGTCCAGGATAACCAGCGCCGCATTGTTGCTGTAACCCGTCAACCCCGTCCGTGGGTCATAAACGGCACGCCCGTACTTTTCTACCTTGATATTCGGGATACCTGACGGGAATTTTTCTGCACTGAATTTGAGGGACACGCGCAGCCACGTGATCCCCTTTCCGATCATGTCTTCTTTCCATGACGGACAGTTTGCCAGCATGTACGGATCTACGGTCTGCCGATTGGTGTGCAGCTCAAAAGATGCATGCTCCGGAAAACTGCTGATCGGTTCGTCACCCAGCCAGACGGTTCCAGTGCTGGATAATGAGTGACCCGCCAGCGCAATGGCCAGATGCAGCATTTCGCCATCATCCTGTTCACCAGCCTGCTCTTCAGAAAAGAACAATGTTCCCGCTGTCGTGGTGTGACCATAAACAACCGTTTTGGCACTGGCGGCGGCACGAAGGACCTGTTTACGTTCCGATGTGTCACGGTAGGAATCCAGTGATGGCTTTTTGGTCAGCGCCTGAGTTGCCACCTGGGCGGCCACGGTAATAGCCATTGCGATCCCGTAATACTGATATGAGGCAGCGGCACCTGCAGCAACGGTCGCAATAATAGGAATAGCAGCAGGCATTAACGCACCCTCCAGACACTCAGCGGCTTAACCCGCAGACTGACAAGACCATTTTCACCAGGTACCCATACAACGCCGGAATACACCACCCCGGCGCATCGCGCTCCGGCATTTTCAACAACAGCAATATCCCCACGCTGTGCCAGTTTCACCGGCACCTCGTCGAGATAACGGGCCAGCACCTTTTCAAGCGAACCGCCACCGCGCAATATCGCCTTTTTCGCCCCATGCTCGCTGTCGTAGGTTCCGCGCCAGCCTGCCGCAAAATCCTCGCCGCACATGGCCTGAGCGCAGTCCGCCGCGAACAGGCAGCAGTCATGACGGCCCCATAAAAAAGGCCGCTTTTCAGCGGCCCTTATTACGGTAATTAATCTGTTATGCCAGTCCGGATGCTTCATGCTTCCTCACTTATAGGTAAATCCTGGTGCATCTTTTTTACTGCCCCAGTAAATCGAACGTTCAGACATCTGCGCCACATACCGGAATATGCGGTCGCCGGGGTAAGCAGCCTGCTGCGATTCATCGGTATAGCGATCAGGGAAAGGACGCTGCCAGTCTTCAAAAATATTACTGATGGTGTACTGCAGGGCGTTTGTCCCTCCAGCGGTAGCCCCCGTACTGGATACCCGCCCTTTGAACAGGAGATCGGCAACCTGGACAACACCGTTATCATCCATGGCCACCAGATAGATTTCGGCATTTCTGCCCACGCATCGCTCATTCAGCGTGGTGGCAAAGAGGGACATATCCAGACCTGAGAGGGTCATTTTGACCTGCGTGGGGCTTGTTGTGCTGGTTTCACTGGCATCATCAACAGAACCCATGCGCCCCATGCCGTAATAGACATAGCCGCCGAGAACCAGCGTCCCGGTGCCGGAATGCACATAGACGGTACCGGATTCAAACTGAATATTCGCGGCGATCGCGACCGTCACCCTGTCACGGGATAACCAGTCCACCATTGAATCCGAAAACGGGGAATACAGCATTAAAATGCCTCCTCAAACTCAATTGTCATTGATGTTATTCCACCCGGTTTACGGTCAAATGCACCTTGCTGGTTATCTGAAAGCTTGAATACCCCCCAGGGTTCTCGCACTTCTACCGTACTATTTGCCGCTGGAGATGACCGCAGCATTGGAGCAATTGGAATGACAGCGACACCGCTTGAATTGCTGAATACATCCTGAGTAACTTTTTTCAGTTCAGAATTCACGGTCAGATAGTCGCCGGCTCTCATCACCATTGCATTAGCCGTCCAGCCTTTAGTTGAAAGGGTGTTTCCTGTTTGATTTGCATCCGCCACTAACACTGTAGCGGCAGTAGAGCCACCATCACGCCCCCAGTCGCGAATTTTTACACGCCCATATTCTCCGTCCAGTGATGCCAGCACTGCCTCAATTTTTCTGGACTGAGCGTCATCCAGAACGTCATAGCCGACAGTACATTTCCACCGGGCCCCCGGAAAGCGCGCCACCTGAGATGAGCCATTGAATGGAGATCTGAATGTTTTGGTATTAGACTCGAGATACCAGTTGAGGGATGAAGGGCGTGGACCTGGCCACTCTAATACATCAGCCATTTGTTAAACTCCTAGTAATCTCCGCCCCTGCCCACGGCTCTGAAAATCCTGAAGCATTTCCTGTCGGGCCTGTCTGGCACCGTCATTGGCCCCTTTTCTGGCAGCTTCTTCCATTGCACGATTCAATGCAGCGTCGCCATTTCCTGAAACATGAATCGTTTGCTGAACGATTATGTCGCCAGAGAAGCCTCCCCCCTGCTCTCCCATCATCCTGACCCCCAGATTCCCGTCAGGCGTTCTGGCAAGAGGCATGATTGCTTCCGGTCCAGCTTCACCAAATACACCAGCGCCTTTAGCGAAGGCAAAAAGCTTTGGTGAATCAAATACACCGCCAGAATATGCGCTAAGTGATGGAGAGTCATAAACCCCACCTTTAGCATTTTGTTTGAAGAAATCCAGCCCACTTGATGCACTGCCATAGGCTCCGGAAGGAGTTGAGCCACCGCTGTTCGCTGAACCAAATAACGAGCCCCAAATACCTGCGCCTTGCATTGATTTGATGCCGTTTACGATCATCGCGTTCAGTAACACTTTTTGAAGGGACTTCAGAACGCTCATGGACCACTCATTCCAGTCCGCTTTACTACCGCTCAACCCGTCGGCCATCGTATCGACAAGACCACTCATCGCCCCCTGAACAACGCCAGACATCTGTGTTGAATACGTTGACGCAGTATCCATCCAGTTTCTGAACCCCTGCTCAATTCCTCCCTGCCAGTCGTTATTCATTGCATCGAGACTGGCATAATGCTGCTGCATGATTTCCTTCTCACGATTCAGGGCGTCAGTAAGCATTTGGGATTTAGCGTTATATGTTTCCTCGCTCATCCCTTTGGATTTGTCTGCATAGTCACGGTCAAGCTGCTGGCGCTGAGCGTTATACTTCTGGTCCAGTTGAAGCAGCTCCTGCATCCGCTTCTGTTCCTTTTCGCCCATACCGAAGCCTGAATCCTGAACGGCATAGCTGGCCCGCAAGTTTTCCAGACCTCGCTCTAACGTACTGCGGTATGATGCAAGCTCCGTCGCCTCCTTCATCAGCCGGTTATTTTTCTCCTGTTGGGCATTGCGCTCCATCAATGAAGTAATTTCGTCTTTACGAAGCAGTAGCGATTTTTGTGCGGTAGTTAATTGGGATGGTGATCGTGTTTCCAGAGTGGAAAGCTGTTGACGCCATTTGATGAGTTCCTGTTCAGAAGAAGACAGTTTGTTTGTTGCTTCAGCCTGAGTAACCAGCAGGGCGTTTTGCTGGTTGAGCTGATCAATCATACGTTGCCCTGCATCTTCAGTAACGGCCTTACCTTTTGGCGCTCCTGGCGTTTTTGGGTCTTTGTACATTTCATTGATGCGAGAAACATTTTTCGCATACTGATCCGCACTGATCGCCCCGGCATCCAGAAATTTTTGCTGTTGCTCAATTGCCTTATTGCGTTTATCAGCATTACTTAAAAATTGCTGATTGACCCTGTCAGCCTCCTGCTGAGTTTTAATGCGCTTTTGTTCTGCCTTATCATGATTGCTGATTATTCCAGTTAAAACGCTTTCTGTGGTGATTTGAGATTGAAGATTATTTAGCTCGGCTTCAAGTTCATTCTTTCTTTCACCAAAAAATAACTTCCCGCCAGCAGCCTTATCGATCCAATCAATTTCTTTTCTTATCTCTGCTAATCTTTCAGATGGTCCCTTTTCTCGGCCAAAATCCAATAATGCATCTGTAGCCCCTTTTATGGCATTGGTAACAGAATTCCACCCCCGTTCTAGAAGACCCAGGTTCTCATGAATATCATTCGCTCGTTGCTGCATGGTGTTAGCGTAAGCATCAGTCGCCACTCTCGCCGCTTCCTGCTGATTCCCCTCTTCCTGGAGGGCTTTGATCTGGTTATAAGTTGACAGCGTCAGGAAGTGATATTGGTCGTTAAGTTTGGTAATTGCTGCAACTGGATCATTTGCAATTTCATTGAAATCACCAACTAACTGATCGGTCGCAATACCAGTGGCTTCGCTCGTTTTAACAACGGCAGTAGTCACCCGCTCCAGCGAATCACCAGCAACCTTTCCAGATTCCACCAGTAGATTTAGCGCCGATGCCGCTTTGCCAGTAGTGGAGTCCGCCGCAACACCAGCGCGCGCGGCAATGTCCGCCAGTTGTCCCGATGTTTTCCCTACAAGGTTACCCGTCAGGGTAAGTGACTTATTGAAAGCGTCCTGTTCCTGTGTGCCTTTGTAGTACGCCACGCCCAGCACGCCGACCGCAGCAGCCGCCAGCGTGAAAGGATTGATCAGGCCCATCACATAGGAGCCAACGCCTTTAATCGCTGGGCCGATGCCGCCGAACATGTCCTTTAACTGGCCGCCCTGCTGCATCAGCACCATGAACGGACTTTGCCCGGTAGACAGACCTACAACGATATCTGTCATCTGAGCAGGGATCATGCGCATAGCAAAAGCGGTTTGCTTTGCTGACATGCCAGTTTTGCCTAACTGCGCCTGTGTTTTTTCTAACTCGGTACGCATCTCACCGAGCGTGCCGGAAAGTTTTGTGTATGACTCAGGTGAAAGAAGTCCTGACGATTTCGCAGAGTCGAGTTGCTTTTGTTGCTCCGCGAGTCGGCGGAATCCCTCGCCAACCGGATCAAGCTGAGCAACCAGGCGTTGCAATGCCGCGCGTTGCTCATCATGAGCTTTCGCTGCCTCTCTCTCAGCCTGTGCTTCTCCGGTAACTTCCCGACGAGTTTCCTGCAATTTTTTACTGTAGGTGTCGAACTGTGAAGTGTTGAGTTTTCCGGCTGAAAGCGCAGCATTAAGATCTTCTTGCTGTTGGTCAAGATTTCTCAGGGCAGCAGCTAGCGGATCAATTTTATCCAGCATGCGCTGAAATGCCTGTGCCTGCGCCTCCTGCTGAGAGGCTGCTAATTTACCTGCTTTTTCCGCTTCACGCTGGGCCTGGGCTACTCCACTCAACTCTTCCGTGGTTTCGTTGAGTTTTCTCGACAGAAATTCATACTCTCCCTTATCAATTAACCCTTTGTCGAAATATTTTTTTAATTCGGTAAAGCGGCGCCCAACGGTGTTAATGGCTGCACCAACAGGATCGATGGAGGCGCGAAGTTTACTCATCGCCTCCTTTTCTTCCTCGGTGGCTTTTGTCACTTTCCCTGCACTGGCCGCAGCTTTCATGCCCCATTCAGTCAGACCACTGAGGGCTGTCGTCAGATTTTCTGCGTTTTTCTCAGCGCCGGTACTGTCGATAATGATAGCGAGGCGGGATGTCTGTTCTGACATTGAGATCTCCGGGCATAAAAAAGCCGCACGGTGGCGGCTACTGTTCGAATATCAGGATGTTGCTAACTGATAACCCTAGTTAATGTGTGAGCTCAGCCCGTCAGTGGTGGGACACTGGCGAACTCAATAATGAGGGATGGCTGATTAGCAGAACGCGCCAAACAAAATGGAAGATCAATGAACTCTGAGATCGTGCAAATTCTTGAGGATGCGTTATTCGGGAAGCACTCTCCCGATGACCCGCTGGGAGACAAGCTAAGGCACTCCATAGATAAAGCAATTGACGACGTGCTGAAGGATTACTAAAAGCCCACCTGAGTGGGCTAGTTTGCTACTTGCAGGATTCACTCCAAGCATTATTCATTCCTCCAACAGAGATGGGATTACTTGGATCTTCAATCGTTGGGCGTGAATAGTCGGCAGTTCTTCCATTGTTAGATACGGTTATTCTTGAAAAGAATCGCACTCTTCCCGTGTATGCGTTAAAGCTATTTTTTCCATTTACATACCCACACACGGCACCGCTAATCTCCTCTCCCTGTGGGCTTGAGTCTGGATAAAATCTTACGCTATCAAAAGTTGCTGAATCAGGGGCCTTCATCATGTTACGCACCCCTTTCTCAACAAAAGAAGTGGCATCGCTTGGGGAGGGGTCTGATACATTAGTCACCACAACCACCAGTACAATGATCACAAAGAAAGCTCCAATTATGTACCCCAGAATTTTCATATCCCTATCCCCATCATTAACATTTGCACACAGGTTAGCACAGGGGGAGAAAGAGGCAACGACACAGCTATTTGGCGTTTTCCTTCCGCTTCCGTTCCGCAACCCACTCATCCCGCCAGGCATCATCGAGGGCAAGTATGGCGGCTTCAAACTCAGTGCGATCAATCACAATAGAACGAGAGTCCAGATAGCGCTCAATATCACCCAGGGAAAACGGAAGCGGGACGCCAGCCATGCCAGCATATTGCCTGCCACGCGATATCATGGCGTAACCGTTGAGGATTTCCACCGTTACTCCGTCAATTTCAGGCTCTGGAACTGGCGGGAGTTTTAATTTTTTCCTTCGCCATTTGGCTTTTTCGCCCTGCTCTCCCCCAAATTCATTAATCCACTTCTGGGCCTCTAAGGCTTTTTTACGGTTTCCTGCTTTTGCTGCTCTTTGCCCTGGGCGATGCTGGCGGCTTCAGCCAGAATTTGCCAGTAAATCGCCGGTTCCTGTTTCAGAAGTGCGGCACCGCGTTCCGGCGTGTATTCAATCGGAACCTCTTCGCCATCTACACGCTCACCGACGCCCTTCCAGTCTTTCAGGAGGTATCGCGCGCAGTTGTCGATCAGCAGGTCATCAGCAGAGTCAATTTCCCCGACCGCTGACAGGCTAAATTCGCTGGTTCCCACCTGGTAACTGGCATCCATCTTTTCAATATGCCGGCGGATAAGCGCATTACGTGAGCGGTACTGGTCGCTATCAATGCTACTGACGAGCAATTTCAGCCCTTCAATGGGTTTCAGATCTTTCAGCGGTGTAAACCAGCGCTCGCCGCCAATATCAATTCGTGGGGTTAAGATGATCATTAAAAACTCCTGCATAAAAATGCCCGCGCCGCCATGCAGAGCGGAACGGGCAAGGAAAATTTTATGGTTCGGTTACGGTAATCTCGGCGGTGGCGGTGAAACCTCGCACTTTGCCGGTTATCGTTGCGGTGCCGTCGCCGACTCTGTCTACCTGGCAGGTTTTTTGGCCTGTCGATACCACCGTTGCGACCGTCGGATCTGATGACTCCCATTGCACAGCATCAGTCGCACCAGCCGGGGTAAGGTTCGCTGTCAGTGTGACGGAAGTACCGACATCACCTGATGAAGTTGCTGGTGTTACGCTGATTGCTGTGGCTGGTACGGTAACAGCGCGGGTAATGGTCGGCGACTCGTCGGCCGCAGTGATATCCAGTTGAACCTGGATAATTTCGGTATTGCCTCCATCCGGCCAGTCGCCAGCGACCTGCACTTTCGGGAAAGTGAAACTGTACTGACCTTCGTCATTCGCCAGCGTGAAACTAAATGGCACGGTTGCGCCGGTAAGCGTTTTGCTCCAGACCTCCCACGCGGCTTTTGACCACGACAAAGTGATCGAACCTGAAGGCGTAAAGGTGGTCGGGATATTGGCCCCGGCAAACGGTGAACCGGTGCCGATACAGCGCTGCGTCTGGACGTTATTGTCGAACTGGATGTTGAAGGTATCGATACAGAAACCATCACCACCGTCGATCCCGTTCAGGTTGATTGCTGTGACATCTTTGAACGAGTAACGCAGTTCGCCAGCATTATCCGCAGGAGTACCGCTGATGTAACTCGTATCATCTGCTTTTGAGTCCCAACCCAGCCCCGCGAATGTGACTGTCGCGGTAACGTCACCGTCGTTAGGAACTTCCAACTGGAACACACTTACTTGCGCGCCACGAACGATAGAGGCAATACCAACATCCGAAGCGTATGTCGCAAGTGAGAAAGAGATACGGTCATTCCCCATCGTCAGCACATTGCCCGCCCACTCCGCGCCAAAACACGAAGCCAGGAAGTCATCATGCTGGCCGTAGCGGAATTTTGCCCCGACATCGCCGCCAACATCGACTGTTCCAAGCGTAGCGCCCTGCGCCATTCGGGTGCCGCCGATCTCATCGTTGTCGTTGGTATTCTGGGATGGACCAACGCCCCAGCTTGTACGTTTGAAAAGATTCCAGACGCCTGCAGGCGTAATTCCTGGAGTCGTCTCCCGGATAAAGGCCGAGAGTACCTTAGCGCCGCTCGACATGCGGTCACCTCCATCGAAGTTAAGCGCTACAGAGCGCGGTAAGGGATTTGTAGATTGAACTGAGACCAGCCATCCGTTTCGCCAGCGGGAACAGCGGATACGGCGAAATAGCTGAGTTTTCCATCATCCTGAAATTCAAAAAGCTCACGGAGTTTGTCTGCTGTTTGAGTGATGAGGATGGTGCCAGAGCCAACAGGGACGAAGATCTGAATAATCAGCACCCCGGTGCGCTGAACGACGGGGCCAGCACCGATTTCATTCGCGCCGGCCAGTCCGGAAATATTGGTAAAGCGAGCCCAGATATCACGACCACTTGGGTCAAATACGGGTCCGTTGGGATAATCCACAGCATCAGAGGCAATAGCCGTCTGCGCCGTCATACGAGTGATAACAGCGTTACGAATTTCTGTGAGGGTCATTTGTAGGCCTGTGTTACACCATTAAATGAAACCGCATAAACGCCTGCCGGTGCCTGCTTTGAGTGCCCGTTTTCAAGCGGTACGGAATAAGGAAGGTTTGACTGGATGTAGATGACCGAATAACTTGGCGCCGCAAGAATTGTCGACGTCCCGTTATTGATGGTGTTTGCACCATTCGGATCTGGCTCGCTTGGCACGTAATTGCTTGGAGAGCCAATGCTAACAAAATGCGATGCCCGGAAAGTCCCCGCGCGATAGCCTGGTGGTCGATAAATTTCCCCCTGTCCGCGCCTTAGCTTGCGTACGCGCTGGGGGCCGAATTTCCCAGCATTACTGCTGTACTCAGCATCGGCTAGACTGACTTTATTGCCTCGTTTAATCCGACGGTTACCGTTTTTGTCAGTGGTCCCGAACCGGTCACTGCTCCGAAGGGCTTCATTGATATCATTAACCCGGTCGCGCTGCTGAACCTGCATGCTATTGATAGCCCATATTTCAGGGTTACCGACCGGTGACCGAATAACGATCTCATTGAGCAACTGAATGGCTATAACACGTTGCAGTTTTCCGACATCCTCTTCCACCTTGTCAGCGAATAATGCTGGGTCAAGACTCCAGGCCTTAGCCATGTCACGCTCTCCGCAACTGAATGGAATATGTTGCTTTCGCCGGATCGGTTCCTGCCGTAATGACCTTGTAGCGCTGCTGTTCGCCGGTAATCAGGTCTGGTGCAGTGATGATGTGATCGACTTTCGGTTCGTCGGTAACTTCATTTGTCAGCGCGGTTAATTTCAGGTCGCCGTGCAGGATATTGACGCCATCAATGCGGTTGAGGCTGTATTTCGACAGAACGCCACGGCCAGTGTAAGTCACTGTGGTTTCACCGCCAGTCTCCGTTACCGGATCCCAGCCAGTTTGAATAACGAAAGAGCCAGTGAAATCGTTAACCGCATCCGCCAGTTTTGTATCAAAGGCTTTTGCTACCTTCGTCTGGATCTTGTCACGAATTCCCATATCACCCCCTGACAAGGCGAATCTGCGAGGTGTTAGCGCCGTATGGTTTTAACATCGCCAGCGCCAGTTGCAGATCGGAATCAAGCAAAGATGTGCTGTTTGTTGCCATTTCGGCGTAGCTTTCTGACACGCTCACGCCGTCGGCATCAACCGATTCACTGGTGAGCACGCCAGAACTGGTTTTCTGTTGATACAATCCGCCATTCGAGGCCGCCAGCGCTGCATAGGCTCCGGCCTGCTTCACATCGTCAGGAATAATGATTTCTTGGGTATTTTTGTCACATGGTAACTTCAGGCTAAGGCCATTCATCCAGGTGTTAGCCATCAGTACCGATTTTGATTTTTTACTAGGATCTGTCCAGTCAGCATCGAGTATCTGATCAACGTCCGCCACTGTGATGTAGGTGATCATAAATCACTCCTCTATGCGCCATCCTGCCGCCTTCCAGTTTTCCACTTCATCAGGATGCACATCTGCGGTGGTGGGCGCGCCGTGGAATGCCGGGAAGTCAGTGAACATAGCAACCAACTGAGCACCG